TGTGTAGGATCTGATTCAAATTGTGGTTCTAATACCATTGTACCTAATGCCTTAATTAACATTTCAATTTTACTAGTTTCACTTTCTAGGTTTTGACTCATATTTCTTATTCTTAATTTGTTTAGTTTCTGGATCTTTTGAGTTAAATAATTCATCTTGTAAAGACTTCATATATTTATTAGCAGAAGTATCTCCCTTAGTTTCTTTTAACAGTAGATATTTATCTAATTCTTCATTTGTTAATAATCTCTTTGTTAACATAAATCAAAGATATGTAAAATAATTGACAAAAACAAATTTATTTTTAATTATTTATTTTAATAACGCTTTTACCATATAAAAACTCTTGCCAAAACATATCATCCATTTGTTTACATATTTTTACATATTCATTATATGATTCTTCAGAACTATAAAACATTGTGTGAGGTTTCATATTAGGATTTAGATTATCTGAATAATCAGTAACTACAACATATAATCCTTGACTATTTATTCCTTTATATAATATCTTCATATTATTTATTATTTAAACTATTTATATAAGCTTGTCTATGTTCTTCTGAAGCAAATGCTTTTGAATTAATATTATCTGTATATTCTTTAATAGCTTTATCAAATTCTTCTAGAAATTGACACCTACCATTTTCATCTTCCCAAGTATGTATAATTATATTTTGTTTTTTATCTTTAGAAGGTGTGTAAAATAAATCTTTTAAAATATTATCTAAATCTTTTTTAGTAATGTTATTATATTTATCTTTTATCTGCTTCATCTATTATTACTTTAGTAGATTCAAATATTGGTTTAGACTCTGGATATTTTTCCCAATATCTATATTTATCAAATACCCCCCAACTATACCAATCTTGTAACTTTTGAAATTCTAATAAGTCTGCTGTATATTCAAAAGACTTACCACTCTTAGTTTTTATATTAAACTTAGTTATCATATATTATTATTTTAAGATAGCAGGGTTTCCCCAAGTTATTTTAACTTAGATTAACCTTGGCTTAACTAGTCTTTGAAGTGGTCATACCCTGCAAAACCCGTATGAGAGGAGCTTTCTTTACAAACCATAGCTTTTTTCCTCTCCAACAACTCCTAGTTAAGTTGCTTTTGTATATAAAATATCAATTATCCTTGCTCTACACGGGATGCGAGACTGATCTGCCCGTTGTGATAATTGATAAGTACAAATATATGTAAAATAATTGATATATCCAAATTTATTTAATAATATATTCCCATAATCCTTTAGTTTCTTTATATTTAAATAAAGTTACTAAATCAAATATTAATGTAAGAGGTAATATTGTTAGACATGCTACCCTAGGTATATAGCCTATTAGTTTAAATAAAATATTCATTTAACAAAGATACTTATTAAAAATAAAAATTCCAAAAAAATTTTAAAAAATTTTGTATGTGAGTGATTTTGGTATACACCCTACTATCAGTACCCCTTTCTAAATCCTGATTGCTTATACTACCGTCACTTTTAATAGTGATTGCAAGTATTTGTTAACTCATAGGAATGTTGTAAAATAACACTTAGAATGTTTGTGATGCTTGATGATTACTAATCAAGTGATAGTTCTAAGCAACAATCCTATTTATAACATAGTGTGACTTACTTGATAAAGTCAAACAGTTGATAGTTACTGATTAACTATAGTCTAATCCAATACTAATCTAATCCACATGGACAGAAAAAGCGCGTCACAGATACTTAACTCAAGGAAGTTAGTATCTAAAGTAGGTAAGGTAACATTACGTGTTACATCAGTTAATCCTTTTGTAAGAGAGGACGGTACACCTACTACCATTGTTAACCTTAATGGAATGACTCCATATCACTTAGACAAAGCTAAAACAGCTTTTGCTAATGGTGATTATGAAGAGGCTACTAATAGTAATATTAGTGCATCTTTGTTATCAGGCAGATACATTCCTGTAAAAGGTGAAATGGTTGACGTTGAGATTGTAGAGATTGAAAACAAAGAGGGTATTAATATCTTAGTTGTTGACTCTATTATTCCACGTCAGGCAGAGGTTGCTCCATCTATTTCAGGCTTTATGGCTGAAGATGATGATGCTCCTGAAGTTGCTGAAGAAGAAGTTTTAGGCGGTAAAGCCAAAACTACTAAAGCAGTTTAACTAATTAACACTATCCTAATTAGACATCACACATAAGTACTTGTGTGATGCAGGGATAGTGTTAATTTTATTAATTACTAATTATCTCACAGTGGAAGAATTAATATTAATTACAGTATTTATCATAATTGCTTATTTTTGGAGTAAATATGATGATTAGAATAGTAGGTATAGTATGTGGTTTTCATGTATTAATATATTGAATGAAAGTATTAATATGGGTTTGTTACACATATTATATCTACTATTTTAGTAAATAATAATGTTAAAGTAGTAGTATAATAACCCTTTTAAATAATAAGATTAAAGCTCAGTATATTTTAATATACAAAGAGATAATGACTGTTATTAGAGGCATTGTTATACCTACTATTTTAACAAATAAACATAGAATAATAAGAGTTAAAGCGTATTGGTGTAAATCTTAGTCAATGAGACTTAAACACACTTATTTATTCTATTAATTTAATATCATCACAAGTCCGACATTACTAATTGTGTATTGAAGAAAGCTGTTATAATAAGTATTGGTTACAGCAATGATGATATTTTAGTTATATTTGTGATAGTGTTTGACTGGTAGTCCAACTACTTCACAACACTTTCAAACAAAACTTAAACAAACAAATTAACAAAATCTATTACACATTAATATAGCTTTTATGAAAGATGAAGAATATCTTATAAACTTAGAAAAAGATTTATATGAAAAAATAAAAACTCTAAATAGTTTTAAAACATATTATCTTTCATGTGATGAAGGAGGAATGTTTGGATTACCAAGATTTAATATATCTAATAGTAAAAAACTACAAAATTATCATTTTGAAATGATTGGTAAATTATCTGAAAAACATATACTTAACTATATAATTGGTAGATTATTATATTGGAGATATGGATTAGGTGTTGACTATAGTAAAACTAATAATTTAATAACTATTAAATAACTAATATTATAGAAACTATAATCATTAATAACATTGAATTAACAATTAATTATCAACCTACTAAGATAGGTGATTTAGTTGTAGATAAAAATAGCATGACAGCATATACAGCAGATATTACAGATGCTGATGATATGAATTGGATTGTTCAATAATACTACACTTAACAGTAAAGTAATCAGCTGTTATTTTAGCCGTCCAGGCAACCACGAATCTAAAGAACTTAATTGCTTTAGTTGATTACATTATAGATACTAGTAGGCATACTGAGTTAAATCAACACTATAATATGGACATGACATAAAAACTAGACAGTATATAAGTGGGTAGTAAGCTTATATACACTATTGAGAGTTTGTTGAATACTCTCTTTATTTTTGATTATTATATAAACATGATAAGAAGAGGAGCAATAATAAAAACTAATAAAAACAATATTATATTTAGATGTAAATGTAATGGTAAATTATATTGTATACCTAATGATGAATTAGTTATTACTAATAAAAAAGAAAATAATTTTACAGGTCAAATAATTATATCAGTAGATATACCTGATTATATATATAATAATTAACTTAAACACAAATATTATGAATATAGTAGTAAATTCAAATAAAAATTATGCAAAACTAATGATTAATAGTCGTGGCTCAATATTCTTAGTGAATACTAATGAAAATAAAATAGGAACATTATTAATAATTGGAAAAGAATCAGAATATTTACCTAGTCAAATAGGTAAGTCATTACCTAATGAAGATTCAACATTACAAGATTTTGATGGAACTATAACATTATCTAATGATTAATACTAACCAATAAAAACTCTTATCCAATTGCAGGTTATCAAATAGTATGTAATCATATTTATATGATAAGTCAATTAGTATAATCAAGGTGCAACCTTGTAAGAGTTTTTATTAAAACCAATTATTATCATGTATAAATATTTCATACCAATTATAGGATTAATATTACTAATACGTGATATTTATTCTACTAAAAAACCAATTGAAAACACATTATATTTATATAATGATGATTGTCATATAATATTAATATTATATACAATGTTTGTTCAAATGGGATTAGTAATACTAATATTAAGATACTTAATACATTAACCAGTACATCAACACACAGGTTAATCTTTTGTACATTTCATGTGAATAATATATATTTTATAATAGTTAAAGATTAGTATTGTAAATCCTTAGCGGTATTACTAACACGAATATAAGATGTAATTCACCTAATTAATTAAGCCCTGAGCGTTGAGTATATAACCGTTGGAATCTGATTAATTAGCATCTAGCGATGAATAGTTGTAATTAAAAGAAATGAGTTTAGGGACTCTTCATCCATGCTAATAGAAATATTAGGTTAAAAATAACTGTCATGAGACCCTTATTACAACTAAGTACAAAAGAAAATAACATTAGTAGAAAAGGTAGAACAACTAGCCGATTATAAAGACCATATTAAAAATGGCTATTGCAGTATGTTTAGTCCTTTATTTAAAACTAAAAAACTACTAATGTTATTTTATTACTAAACAAACTAAATTATGAACTACAAACTAATTAACAAACAAACTAATGAAGAACATATTTGTTCTAAGATAGTAATAGATGGTTTTGATTATTATGTGAATGATAAAAAGAATCAAGTTATTTTAGGTGAAACTTATTATGAAAATGATAATTGTATTCCTATTTATTCTTTTACTCCAGAAACTCTTCCAATTGAATATTATTTACAAAAAATAATAGCAACAAACAATCCTTCTATTGATTTACCTAAAGTGGTAGATGAAGTTGAAGAATTAGCTTTGTGTGAAAATAAAAAATTCTTCTATCAACAAACTGCATACTCAGGTGATTTTTATATTAGAGGTTACAATAAATCACAAGAATCACATCCTTTTAGTGAAGAAGATATGATTGAGTTTTATAAATGGGTCAACGATCCTCATATAGAAGATAGCAGACAACCAACGGCAGTTTATATTAAAAATATAGATATGTGGTGGTATAATCATAATAAATACACCTCAAAAGAACTCCTACAAATCTGGAAAGAACAAAGAGTTAAAACTATTTATTATAATTAATTTAATTATGCTTATACACTCAGAAAAATTAAATCCTTGTAAATGTGGTTCAAAGAAAACTCCTGATTTAGATAGCGATGATATGTTTCCTTGTTGGGCTGTAAAATGTTTTGATTGTAATCAATTACAACACGATTTTGCTTGGTCAATGCAAGGAGCTGTTAATACATGGAATAAAGAAAATCCATTAAATAATATAAACTAAATCTTAAAAACAAATGATATGAATCAGTTTAAAAGAGCCAAAGTTGTTATGCTTTCAACTAATGAAAAAGCAAATGGTATAATAGTTATAGATTGTTTTAGAACTATAAAACCAAACATGTTTATTATTGATAAAAATAATTATAAACATGAAGATTACAAAGCTCAACATCTCTATATTATTTCAGATGATGAAATTAAAGAAGGAGATTGGGTTTATAGTAAATCAAGATATAGTGTAGGTAAAGTTGAAGAAATACAAATAGCTAAAAAATACAAAAATGATCATTCAATGCTTTATTGTGAAATAAATAATGAAGAAATTTGGAGTAAATTAGTAGATTGTAAAAAAATCATTGCTACTACTGATAGTTCTTTAAAAATAAAAGTTGTTGATAAAAATACTTGTAAACCTATTGATTCTAATATAATGCACAAGTATAAAAACATTCATTTACCACAACCCTCTCAACAATTTGTTGAAAAATATATTGAAGAATATAACAAAGGTAATATCATTACTGAAGTTATGGTTGAATATATTAATATTATGCCTCAATCTAATGGATTGAGAACTGATGGTAAAATAATAGATGAGATAGCATTAAATCCAATTTTAAATACTTTATGTATTCCTATAATCAATCCAAAAGATAACACTATTACTATTAAAAAACTAAAAGCTTTTTGGAGTAGGGAAGAAGTTTCACAACTTTTACATAATATTGTAGAAAAAGGTAATATATCTAGTCAACATTATTTACCAACACAAGTTAATAAATGGATTGAAGAAAACTTAAACTAAACAAGAATGAAAATAGCAGCATTTATATTATTTGTAATAATATTTATATCTAGTATATCACAATCACTTTCCTTTTATGAACATACTGTAATAGGATTATTAAATTTAATAACTTATTTTACTATACTTAATCATAAAGAAAAAAAAGATGAGAAAATTTCACGTAATTAACGATACTAATCCACAAGAATTTTCAAGAAAACTTGAAGAATTTTGTAATATTAATAGGTTAACAGCTAATATTCTTTATAGAACAAATACTGTTCAAACTATTAAAAAAACAACAGAAGTTAAAAATTATAATGTTGCTACTAAAACAATTGAAGATGTTAAAACCAATTATTCAGCATTAATTCAATATCAATAATATGGAAGAACAATTAATATCTTTTAAAACAGCTAAATTAGCTAAAGATAAAGGGTTTAATATTGAAGTTTTTAATTGGTTTTATTTAAAAGAAAATCGATTTATTGATCAATTGCCTATTGAATGGAAATCATCGGAGAAATTAAATTTTAATTTAGATTTTAATAATAAATTAGAAAATCAAGTTAGTAGACCAACTCAATCATTACTACAAAAATGGTTAAGAGAAAAACATAATATTCATGTAAATCCTGATATTTATCATATTTGGTATTATACATTTAAAAATATTGAACCTGTTTATAGATGTAAGATTATTTTTTTTGTAAATAGAAAAAAACAAAGTACATGGATAGGATTAGGTAAATATGAAGATGTATTAGAACTTGGATTACAAAAAGCATTAACTTTAATTAATTATGAAAAAACAATATCCTAAAGTAAGGAAAAGATTAATTTTCAATCATGTTAAACAATCAAATCCATTATTAGTAATAGGATTATTAACTAAATAATAATAAAATCTAAAATAGTATGAAACGTTCTTTGAATAACCAATAGGTCATCATACTAACCTAAAGATTTTATTTATTTTAGTAAACAAAGATTTAAATAATATAAAAATCATCTGCTTGAAGATAAACAAATTATGTCGTGATAAATATTACAAGTATAAACGGTGTGAACTTGTAACTAACAATAATGTTAGAATTAATTAAGCTTATTCAGAAGCTGTTGTTTATTGTAGAGGTGTTATTGAATTTTATAGAAATATAACGAGGAGAATTAGCCCAACCAGCTAAACATTAATTAAAATGTTTCAATAATATTCCACTGAAAATTGGACAGATGATTTTTTTAAAAACTAAATCATATCAAGGATCTTGCAGGTGCGAAGACCAGAAAATGGGAACAGATCGTTATAACACATGTCCTAATCCTATAAGAGAATAGTGATATGATTTTTAAAACAAACAGGCTAAACATTGATCCTGATGTAAATTATGAATTGTAGTAGGCATACTAACACAACCGAAAGGAAATGTAATCATTTACATAAAGATACTAATCCTGATTTAACAGGATATTATTTTACAACTCAGACCTAATTTATTAGAAGATGTTGTAGATTAAATTTGAGACAACTAAGCGTAGTAGCTAAAACAGTAATGTAGTTGTTATATACCAAAGTAATGGAGTGATCCTAGATGTGTTGTTCCCTTGAGAAAGGATAATGGAACTAATTAGAGATAGACACTCGTCTAAACCATCCTCTACAACACAAATGAGCTCTCAGCTAGTAGTTAATAATTATGCCAAGATGTGAAAGGTATCATCATTATGTAGATTAATTACATGACCCTACTCTTACAATAGCTTGATTGTACAGTAATCCTCCCGATTACAAGCAGAAAGGAGGTAGTAAGACAAGAGGGTGCTAAACTAAAAAAACAAAATATGGTATCATATAATATAAAATACGGAACTAAAGTTGTAATAACTGATGATAATATCAAAACACCACCAGATTCAATAGAATTAAAAAAAGGAGACATTATTACGATTCATAAACTTGATGGTATGTATTATAATGGTATAAATAAAGAAGGTAATAGAATTTATGTTGCAGCATGGACAGAATTTGAACCTGTAACATAAAAAACATACTATCTAATCAATAGTAAATAATATCTTATGAAATATAATAAACACGAGTTGATAACTGCGTGGGATGTAAAGTAATTTGATATTATTAATAAAAATAGAAAGAAAGATTACCAGTTAGTGTAGCCTTATTCTTAGAGAATGATAGCACATCTATTTTTATTTTAAAACAATGTACAGTGGTGGAACTGGCAGTCACGCATACTTGTCTCGTATGTGCTTAATTTCTACTGAGTTGTCTTTATTAAGCGTGTAGGTTCGACTCCTACCTGTACAGCAATTAAACAATTAATTATTCACTTAAACAAAACAAATCATGGGAAATTTCTCACTAAAAAACATCAAAAAAGTTGGTATTATTGCTAACTTTAATCCAAAAGGTAGTTATCCTCAATTTGGTTCTACTACTACCACAATTAAAAAAGCCGAACCACCTGTTGTAATAGCAACTATAAAAGTAAAAAAAGGTGGTAATGTTGAAGTCAATAAAGCTAAATCAGCTTGGAAGAAAATGACTCCTAAATCTTATGTACCATTTAAAAAGGTATTGAGGGTTATAGCATGTAAATAACATGGGTTATAAATCAATTGTTCATAAAACACCAGAACAAATTAAAGCAGAAATCAAGATTAAAACTCTTGTTAAAGGTGTTTCAGAAAAAGCAGTTAATACATTTTGGTCAAGAATTGCTCACATGCAAGATCCTAATGATATTGACGACATTTTAAGAATTAAAAACCAAGTAATTAACGAAATTTAGTTACTTGTTTAAGTTGATGAATAGTAGGTGTCTTATCTTAAAGACCTAACAGAGGTGTGTAACCAAAACCTACTATTTATTTTAAATCATTTAAATTAAAAAATTATGGAATTAATAGCAACATTTTTATTAGTATCGTTTATAATATGTTTATTTGCATTATACACTTCAATTTCATGGGGTTTTGTTGCTTATAAAACATATTATTGGTTTATACTACCATTATCTACAGTATTACCTGAATTAACATTATTTCAAATGGTTGGAAAGTAATTTTTATGTCTATTTTAACAAATAAAAAATCTAAAACTCATTATAAAAATTTAGAAGAAGATAAAACAATAAATTGGTTAAATATTTTGTTAGCTCCTTGGTTAGTTTTATTAATGAGTTATGTTGTTTATCTTTATATAAAATAAAGTCATGAATATACTCTTATTTTCAGTAATAATTATACTAGGTATAATATTATTACAATCAACAGTATTAAAACCAAATTTAAATAATATTAAAGATAATTTTTATTACTGTAATCCTATTTATTTAAATGGTGGTAAACAAATGTATAAACATAAATCTAATAGACTTAGATTTAGTAAAAAAGCAAAATTAAAGCATAAATAAAATGGAAAAATTTAGAAACATTATTTTTACTATATTTGGAATATTTGGAATGATTTCTCAAATATTAGGTTTATATATAATTGCTTTATTATTAGCAATTATGACTAAATATTATTTTACAATAATTATAATTATTACAATTATAACTCTTGTAGATTATTGGAAACACATATATTTTAAAAAACAAGGTAAAAAAGCAACATTCGCAAAATATCAATAAAATGGGGGATGCTGTATTAGAACATGCTAATTATGAAGTAAATCAATTAGTATATGATCATAATAATACTTTATGTAGAATTACATATATTGAAAAAGATGCTTTAATAGATAAGCATAAAAGAGATTATTCTATAGCTAGAATATCTTTAATTAATAATGAAGGTAAAGAATTTGCAACAGCAAGTGCTATTTTAAATACTCTAAAACCTTTACAAATAATAGATCATTGTTTATTAACACCAACGGGAGAAAAAAAATGAGAAAAGTATATCAAACAAGTAAAACAGAAACTGATCCAAGTAGATTAACTAAGAAGATTAATAAAAATTTATTAAGATTCAGAAAAGCTGTAAAGGAAATTACCAATGAATTAATTGGTAAAACTGATTTACAAAAAGTAAAATGGTTAAATAACTATAAACCTTTAGATCAACATTATAGATTTGCTAAAAAACAAATTATGGTAATGATTGATATGAAAGATAAATCAAAAAAGAAAAAAGATGTTAAATAAAATTACATTAGGAGTTATATTACTGATATCATCATTGTTTTTATCAGTATATTTATTTAATCATATAAATCCTTATTCAGCATTTATATTTTTAGCATTATCAATTTACTTATCAATTAATTATATCAATAAACAAATTAAAAACAAATCAAAAAAAAATGAAAACAATTAAAGCGTTATTATTATCATTGTCATTAATGTTATTATTTACATTTACAGCATGTGAAAGAGTTGCACCAAATTATGTAGGAGTCCTCATGGAAGACTATGGTAAAAACGGTAAATCTGATTTTACTCTTCAAAAAGGAAGAGTTAGTACTATTAGTCCTGGAACAGAATTGTTTCAAGTACCTTTATTTGAGCAAAGAGCTTCATTTGAAAATCCATTACAACTTAAAGCAGCTGATAATACAGCATTTAACTCAAAGCCTACATATAGTTACTCAGTTATAGAAAGTAGAGCAGTGGACGTAGTATTTCAAAATAAACAATTAGGTTCTTCAGATGAATTTATGAAAGCTCTTGAAGATAATATACTTGAAGCTAAAATTTACGACATAATGAAAGAAGAGTCACGTAAATTTGTAACAGATAGTTTAATGGCTAATGGAGGATCTTTAAGATTTGAAGAAAGAGTACAACAGCTTGTATCTAAAGAATTTGAAATAAGAGGATTATTATTAACTACCTTTTCTAGTCAATTAGAATTTAGTGAAAAAGTTACTGAAAAAATTGATAATAGGAATGAAGTAAATACTAATGTTACTGTATTAGATCAACAAATAATTGAACAAAGAAAGCGAAATCAATTAGGTGAACTAAAAGCAGAATACAATAGGATTGTTAGTTCTGGTATTACAGAAGAACTTCTAAGACAGCAAGCTATAGAAAAATGGGATGGTAAACTTCCTTCTACTTGGAGTGGAACAGGATTACCATTTGTTAAAAATATAAAGTAATTTAACAATTGTCACATAGTATAATGGTTAGTATATTAGATTTTGGTTCTAATGGTTTCAGTTCGACTCTGAATGTGACTACTAAATAATAAATAATGGAAAAATATCAAGTTTATGGAATACAAGCAAATCAAATGCTTAAATTTGATTCTGAAAAAGAAATGTTAGATATGCAAAAACTTTTACTTACAGAAGGTATATTATGTTGGGCAATTTACTTAAATAATTATTAAAATGAAAGAAATATTATTATTAGAAAAAAAAGATGATATAGTATATACAAATGAATTAGACTTTGATAAAGGTTTAATTGTTGTTAAAACTATTGGAGGTCAATTAATTGGAACAGTTGTTAAAACAAACAATAATTGTTTTGCTATTTTTCAAAAAAATATTGATATAAGTATTAGTTCTGTAGGTACATATACACATTTAAAAGGAATAATATGTGAAAATTTAGATTATTTGATAAAAGCTAATAAATCTTTTAAATTCTTTTTAATTGAATAAATGAAAAATCCTTTTAATCCTAAAACAGAACCTTGCTCTCATAGATTTTTTGAAGAAAGACACAATAGATATGTATCTATTGGAGATCATAACACTGATTTCTCATTAGTAGTTATTAAAAGTACACCACATTGTAAAATACATGGTGCTATGAATAAAGTATCTACTTATGAAAAAGGAGGTTATTGGAGATGCTTACAAGGACTATGTAGAGCAGGATGTGAACAAATTAACCCTATAATATAAAATTATGTTTAATTCATCAAATACAAATATAAAACTAGGTAGTAATACTACTAATGTTCAATTTAATACTCCTTCTACAGGTATGATGCAAAGAAGTCATCCTAAAAGTAGATTTATTAGATTTCAAAAAGGATCTGATATGGAAACTTTAATATTTCCATTAAGTGATATTGAAGAATCTAAATTACGAAGGAAAGAAACAAAATATAGAGAATCTGATTCATTTAATCGTCATGGTAGTTCTTATCATATTGATATTGATACACCAGTTACTATATTACAAATATTAATATTTGGTGCAGATCAATATCTTTGTGAAGTAGTTAAAAATAGTGATTTAATAGAAGAACAAAAATGAAAAAATATTATAAAAAAGTAATTAATTGGTTATTAGGTAAATCATTATCTGATAAACCTCTGGATAAAGATTATGTTGATGAATTTAGATTAAAAATCATTGAACTAAAAAGTGGTTTATTTAAATTCTATCCTGAATACAAATCAGGTATGATGAGTGGATGGGCTCAACTAATTATGTTAAACAACAAAGGTGTTGGAACAGTATTTTTATCAGACCATGATTTAATTGAAAGTAGTTTAGCTTATTTTGATAGTGAAGAAGAAGCTATGGAAGTTATTGATACTTTTAAAATACAATTAATTAAGCAAAGAGAAAAAGAGTTTTTACACGAACAAATTAAAGAAATATAAATTATGGACTATTATAATTATTTAATGCTTAGTCTTGGTATTAATTTTATATTATTTTTTTTCTATTTATCTCCTCATATTGTTTATTTAATACACAGAGATAAATTTAATTGGAAGACAGAATCTTCAAAAAAAGAAAAAAAAGTAATTAATAGATACAGACATTGTGATATTCTTTTAACACCAGGAGGATTATATGTACCAATTTATAAAGGTCAATATCCTTTTATTACAGTACCTGGTACACCTGATTTACACAGTACTATTTGTAATTTTAATTCTTTTAAAACCAAATCTGATGCTAAATGGTATCTTGATAGGTGGTTAGATTTAAAAATGATAGAAACAAAATCTGTAGGAATATGAATAGTATAAAATTAACAAATATACAGAGACTAAATATATTAGTTATGTGTAAAAAATTGTTTCCAGAATATGATAATATCAGATTTGGAACTTCTGTTATGACTACTAGTAGAGATTATTTGTATTTTCATAAAAAGAAAAATGATTTTGTAACTGAAATTATTAATATTCACTGGTTTGAATTTTGTATTAATTATTTATCTGGTGAAATATTTAATCATATAAATTATCCTTGGATATATCCTGGACAGGATGTTCAAGATGGATTATCAGAAATGATGATGCGACAATGGTGGTATAGAAAAGAAGCATATCATCCAGTAGACTATTTATATGAAGAATTCTTAAGACTTAAGTTATGATAACTAATTTTATAAACAAAAACCCTTTATTGTTTCTATTTATATTATATATAATAGCAATAATAATATTAATACAAATAAAGCAATGAATTTTGAAGAAAAACAAGAAAAATTAAATAATTTAAGAAAAAGTGAATTAGTGTTTCATCCAAATCTTGAAATAAAAGATCTTGCAGATGTAGTATTTAACTTATTGTTTTTAAGAAGACCAACTTATTGGAAAAGAAATGGTAAATTATATAAACAAACTACAGGAATTTTAAGATCAATTGAAGATTGTTATTTATTAGCAAAACATTACTTTCCTAATATTAGTTATGAAAGAGTACATTTTGCTGTAAAAGCAAATTATCATCAAAAAGAAAATGATCCTATATTTCCTTATTTAGGAGATAGTTATTGTTATACTGTAAAAAGAATAGTACATTCAGTAAATGGTACATGTCCTACAACCGCAATAAATATAATAAGACAAAGGTTAAACAATAGTAATACAAATTACATAAATTAAAAATGGCAAAAAGCGAATTAAAAACATTAATAGCACAACTATATAATGTTGATAGAAAAGAAATTGTATTTAATTATGATGATCTATCTATTTCAGTTGATGGACAAGAAATACTTTCTATAAATGTAGATGAAGATCCATATTGTTGTGGAATACAAAATGCTGGAGATATTTCTATTTATATAAATTCTGATATTGATTTAACAGAAGAAGATAAAGATAATCTTATTCAAAAATTAATGAATCAGTTATTAAAAATGATTGAAGCAGAATGTAATAAAGGATTAGTAACTTTCTCACATATTGAAGATAGTGAAATAACACAAGCATTAATTCAAGAGAATTATAATGGACCTTGGAAACAAGTAGCTAATTTTATTAATCCTAATTCAGACAACAAAGTATTTTACTTTGTAGCTGAAATAAATCAATAATTATGGCAGTATTAATAAAAGTAACATCTAATAAAAAAATAAAATTTGATCCTATTAATATTAATTTATCTATTGAAATAAAAACTCCATCAGATTTACATGATTTATTAAATGAAATAAATAATTGTAATAGTTCTATTATAGATGATGATGGTAATGAATGTAATGTATTAACTAATTTAATTATAGAAATAGAAAAACAACTTAAATAAATAATAAAAATGAGCGATAATAAACCCTACTATCTATATGGTAGTAAAAAAGCAGGTAAAAAAAATAAAGAAGAAAGAAGAGTCACAATTGCAGGAGTAGTTGTAGATAATGTATTATTCTTTGGAAAATCTGAATGTTCACCAAAAGATCAATTTACTAAGAAAAAAGGTAGAGCAATTGCAAGTGGTAGAGCATTAAAACATCCTATGAACAAAGTTGAAATCAACGACAGTCATGTTATTGGTAAAATCTTTGTAGAGGTTGCAAAAGAATTAATTTAAAAAACAAAAAGGTAGATATGTAAAAGTATCTACCTTTAATTAAAAACAGAAAGATATGAGCGAGAGAAAAAGAATACATTATTATTTAAAAGAAATACCAAATGCAATATACAAAGTAGAAGTAATTGATGGTGAATTATATGATTTATTACCTGATAAACATAAAGAGTTTTTTTCATTAAAAAAACCAAATAATCCTTATGAACAAATATCAGAAACGATTGGTCAAATGACATTTATACCATCTAATTTTACAGTTGCAGCCGATCCTGTTGGTACACCATTAAATTCTGTACTTATTGAAACTTATGTTAATGATTTAATACCATTATTTATACCACAAAATATTGTTTCTACAGGGATTGTGCCTATTGCAACTACTGGTTTAGCTAATCTTAGATATAGTGTAATAAATGGAACATTTACAGTTACATTAAATGGATATAGATGGTCTGTTGATCAATTAGAAGATTATATTGTGGATAATCTTTTAACAGACGCACCAGCTCAACAACAAGTATTTTTTACAGGCAATGAATAAGGTTGAAATTTATGATTTAGAAACTTTAGCATCTTGTTTTACTTATACAGGATATAATATTAATACTAATAAAGTAAATCAATTTGTATTACACAAAGATAGATTTGAATTATTAGAATTAGTACAACATTTAAAATCTTTAAAAGGTCAAATAGGATTTAATAATATTGGATTTGATTATCCTATACTACATTATATATTAAATAATGTTAAAAAATGGGAAGAATTGGTATTTTATACTGATTGGAAAGAACAAATAATAACATTAATATATAAAGAAGCACAAAGAATTATTGAAATACAAAATCAAAATAATCCTCAAGTTTCAGCAGTAATAAGAGATAAAGATGTAATTATACCTCAATTAGATTTATTTAGAATATGGCATTATAATAATAAAGCCAGAATGACTTCTTTAAAAGCATTAGAAATCTCTATGAACTATCCAAATGTTATGGATATGCCAATAGATCACTCTAATAAAAATGTTACCTTAGAAGACGTTAAAATGATTTTAGATTATAATCTTAATGATGTATTAGCTACTTATGAATTTTATAAAAAATCTAAAGATAAAATAGATTTAAGAAAATCTATTAAATCTAAATATGGATTAAACTGTATAAATTATAGTGATAGTAAAATTGGTGAAGCTTTATTATTAAAATTATATTGTGATGAATTAAATTTAGATCCTTATGAAATAAAGAAATTAAGAACCGAAAGATCTTGTATATATGTTAAAGATATAATATTTGATTATATTAAATTTGAATCTAAAGAATTTAATGAATTATTAGAATATTTTAAAAGTGTAGAAATAAAACAAACCAAAAATGCTTTTAAAAAATCAGTATTATATAAAGGATTTCAATATGATTATGGTACTGGTGGTATTCATGGTTGTATACAATCCGGTGTATATACTTCTAATGAAGAATATATTATAATTGATGCAGATGTTGCATCACTATATCCAAATGTTGCAATTAAAAACAGACTTTTTGTTGAACATTTAGGAGAAACATTTATTGAATTATATGATAAAGATATAGTTCAGGAAAGAATAAGAGCAAAGAAAGCTGGTGAAATGTCAATTTCAGATGCTTTAAAGTTATCATCTAATAGTGTGTATGGGAAATCAAATGATAAATTTAGTTTTCTTTATGATCCACAATATACTATGGCAACAACAATCAACGGACAGTTATTATTAACTATGTTATCAGAATCATTAGTAGACAATATTAAAAATATTACAATGATTCAAGCTAATACAGATGGTATAACTGTTAGAATTCCTAGATCTGAACAAGATTTATATTATAGATTATGTAAAGAATGGGAATTAAAAACTAATTTGGAATTAGAATATGTAGAATATTCTAAAATGATTATTAGAGATGTTAATAATTATTCAGCAGTAACAACTAAAGGTAAAACAAAATACAAAGGTGTATTTGAAATTGATAAAGTTGTGGGAAATGAACCTGCTTATCATAAAGATAATAGCTTTCGTATTATTCCTTTAGCCTTATCTGAATATTTTATTAATAATAAATCTGTAAAAGAAACAATATTGAATCATGATAATATTTATGATTTCTGTGGTAGACAAAAATTTGGTAGAGATAGTTATGGAGAAATTCATTACTTAGGGTATGATAATAACAGAAGAAATACTATTGAAATTATTGAAAAACAACAAAAAAACGTCAGATATTATATATCAAAATCTGGTAAAAGATTTGTTAAACAATATACTAAACAATCGTCAGAAATAATAAATAAAGGTTATGAAGTTGAAATATTTAATAAATATATAGAAAAAGATATGAAAGATTATAAAATAGATTATTCTTTTTATATTAAAGAGGTTAATAAAATAATTGATATTTTAGAACCTAAACAAACTAGTCTTTTTTAAAAAATAATAAAATGGATATAGAAGAATTAAAAAAATGGGAATTAGAATATGAAAAAAGGTTCAAAGAAGATTTAAAAGCTAGAAAAGCATCTAAAGAAAAATTAATAGAACACGATGAAAATATGGAAAATAAAATAGTCTTAACAGATATTGAAACAAATTTAGCAATTTGCTATGATTTAAGAGAATCTTATATATCTAGATTATCCAAAAAAAGATCAGGACATCTTTACGTTGGTATAGGAAGAATAGTTATTTTTTTAGATTTTAAAGATAAAAAAGAAATAAGAACTACAGGTATTTTATTAGGTTATATTGGTGATGGTAAATTAATTACATCTGATGAAGAATTAACTGGTAAAAAGTTTATGATGCTATATTCATTAGTTCATGTTTTAGAATCTGAAGACGAAAAATCTATAAATTCTTTAAAAAAAGTACATTATGGCGCTGTTTCTGTATTAACAAATGAAACTAAATTTCAAAAAACTTTAAATAAAATTAAAATAAAAATTAAAGATAGTGAATTATCTGGTAGAATTTGGGGATTTGTTGATTTAAAAAAATCTTTAGTAAATACAGTTATTAAAGATTACAAAATTGAAAAAGGAGTATCTAAAATATTAGGAGAAACTTATTATATAGTAGTTAATCATACAAATGAAGAAACAGGTAAAGAATATAATATAAAATATTGTATCAACGATGTTGATTTTATATCACCTACATTAAAAGGTTATTCTTTACCAAAAGATAAAACAATAACAAGAAATAGTATTGTTAAATTAAAAAAACCAAATGAAAAATATAGCGATCAAAAATTAATGGTTATTAATGTTACTCCAAATAGATCTTCTGGAAGACTTCAAAGATCAAGTAATAACAGAAAGTTAGATATAATTCAATGTTTAACACCTGATAATAAACTATTAAGATTTAAAGCTAAAGATTTAAAATTTATACAAAATGCAGAATCAAAAACAGAATTTGTACCGTCCAATGGTATTTTCTAGACACCCAACACATAATATTTTAAGACGTAAGAATAAAACATTACCTTTATTACCTTTTAGATCAGTAGTTAGATTAGGTTCTACTACTGATATTGAAGACTCAGTAACTAATGGAGGTATAAGAATTGAATGTAATACAATACAAGCTATTAAAAACAGTAGTAATAAATTATTAATGAAACAGTGTTTTACTAAAGAAGGGGTTAAAACAGCTGACTGGATAGAAGGTATATCAGGAAATGGAAAAGATAAAGATAATAATGTAGTTATTACAGGAATTAATAATTCAATCCCTTTTCCAATAATAGCTAAACATATTTTTGGTAGCAGAAATAATGGTAATACATTAATTAAGTCTCTTAAAGAATTAGAAAATTGGTTAGTTGGTAAAACTTTATCTAACTATATTTTTGAGAAATTCTATAACTATAACAGAGAATATAGACTTCATGTTACTGAAGATGGTTGTTTTTACACTTGTAGAAAAATGCTTAAATCAGATACTCCTGAAGATAAAAGATGGTTCAGAAATGATTCAAACTCTATTTGGGTAATTGAAGAAAATCCTGATTTTGATAAACCTGTTAATTGGGATAATATTGTTGATCATTCTGTTAGAGCATTAAAAGCTGTAGGCTTAGATGTTGGTGCAGTAGATTTAAGAATACAATCTGGTAAAACAGAAAAAGGTAAAATTAGAGAAAATCCTGATTTTATTATTGTAGAAATTAATTCTGCACCTAGTTTTGGAGATATTACTTCTCAAAAATATATTGAACAAATTCCTAAAATTTTAAAAAGAAAACACAATTAAATATGAAAGTACACATTATTGGTGGAGGACACCATAGAGGAGACACTTTTTTAGGTGAAGCCGTAACAAAAATGAGAGATGCAGATGTAGTATTATTAACTGGAGGAGAAGATATTAATCCTAAATTATATAATGAAAAATGTGGTTATAGAACTTCTTTTAATGTAAGAAGAGATGCTCATGAAGTAGAACAGTATGATTTGGCTGTATCTTTAGGTATACCTATTTTTGGTATATGTAGAGGTGCACAATTATTGTGTGCTATGGCTGGTGGTAGATTAGTACAAGATTTATCACATCCTAATTATCATGATATATTATTATGGGACGGTACTAGAGTTGATACAACTTCTTGTCATCATCAACTTCAATATCCTTGGTCTATTCCTAATGGTAAAGATAAATATCGTATTTTAGGATATGCTGAAGGGTTAGCTAATAATTACCTGAATGGAGAAAACAGTAAAATAATGATGCCAACAGATGAAAATAATATAATTATTGAACCTGAATTGGTATATTATAAAGAAAGCAAATCTTTAGGAATACAAGGACATCCTGAATGGATGGGTAGAAATACTAAGTTAGTTAGACTAATGGTAAAACTAACAGAATTACTTGTAGAAGATAAACTTGAAATGGTTTTAGCTTTAAATATTCCAACAAGTAGATTATTAGCTCCTAACTTTAATTTAGAAGAGGAAGAGTATATTAACTATGCTAACTTGAATAATTTAAAGAAAAAAGTTATTGCAGAGTAATATGTCAGCAGATAATGTTATAAAAACATTAGATAATTTAGATATTATTTATTGTTTAGTTTATAATGATTATAGAAAAGATATGTCAGAATATGAAAGAATCAAAAAAATATTTACTGATTCTACATTATATGGTATTTGTTTTCTAGAAACTGTTGAAGTACAAGAATATAGAATGTTTGATTCTGGTGTTATACCTTATGTAGAATATACCGGAAACAAAGATGATACAATTGTTTGTGATGTATTAAAACTATCTCGTACTGCTTTTAGAGTACTTGATAATCATCATATGAGTGAAGGATATGAAAGAAATATTGTATCTTGTAATTCAGGAACAATAAAAAATCTTATAATATATTTAGCACCTACTAACATGGAATTATCAACATTTAATAAAGTTAGATCAGGAGATTGGAAAACATATTCATTAGTAAGCGGATTTGATTAAATAAAAATATGATAAATAAAAAAACAATATTAATAGGAAGCGATCCTGAAGCATTTCTTAGAAAAAAAGATACTTTAGAAGTAGTTTCAGCAATAGGATTAATTCCTGGTTCAAAAGATGAACCTTTTGATTTAACTAAAGAAATAGGAAAAGGTTTTAATATTCAAACAGATAATGTAATGGTAGAATGGTGTGTACCACCAGTTAACAATCCTAACACATTATATAGAAATATACAAAAATGTATTGAATATACAAACAGTGTTATTCCTTCTAATTTAGAAGTTTCTGTACAAGCATCTGCTTATTTAGATGAAAAATATCTAGATAATAAACAAGCAAAAACATTTGGTTGTGATCCATCTTTTAATGCTTGGACTTATTTAATGAATAGTGCACCTGATAATAAAACAAATTTAAGAACAGCTGGAGGACATATACATATTGGTTATGATAATCCAGATGACAACACTTCTATTCAACTAATTAGAAGTTTAGATTTATTTTTAAATATTCCATCATTAATTTTAGATTCAGATAATGAAAGAAAGAAAATGTATGGAAAAGCAGGTGAATTTAGACTTAAAAACTATGGTGTCGAATTCAGAGGTTTATCAAATTATTGGATAAATGATCTTGATATAGTTAAACTTATATTTTGTGGAATTGAAAAAGCAGTTGACTTTGTAAATTCTAAAAGTGTTATAAGTGATGAAGATCAGTTAAAAATTCAAACAACAATCAATAATAATGATAAAATTAAAGCATATGAGTTAATTGACAAATACGAACTTGATCAAATATTAGCACATTATTATACAATAGATTAAAAAATTTAGAGAGTGGCTTGAGTTCGCTTTATGTAATTTAATTATTACACTCCGTCACTCTCTTTTTAAAACTTAAAAAATGATAGAATTATTATTAATATTTGCTTTATTAGCATTTATATTTAAACCTAAACCAGGAACACTAGCTTGTGGATTAGCAGGTTTTAGTGGAAAAAGAAACTTTAATGGTGAGAAAATTAAATTTCTCATGTATTGGAACAGTATTGAAAGAGGTAAAGACGCTACTGGTGTTTTTACTCCTAAATCAGATATTGTAAAAGATAATATTAAAGCAGAAAATTTTATTAATAGTGCTAGATTAACAAAAAAAATAGTACCTGATAGATTATTAATAGCTCATGTCAGAGCAAAAACAGTCGGTGCAAATTCTGTAGATAATGCACATCCGTTTGAATATGGAAATGTTGTATTAGCACATAATGGTACTTTAGAAAATCATTTAGAACTAGCTAAAATGTATAGTTTTGATTCTAAGAATTTTCCTGTTGATAGTCAAATATTAGCAAATTGTATTAATATTAATACACAACATGATGATAGTATTAAAGTTTTAGAACAATATAAAGGTGCAGCAGCAATTTTGTATTATAATAAAAATCTAAACAGTTTATTTTGTTATCATGATTCCAAAAGACCTTTATTCTATGGTTATGTCAATGGTACTGAAATGTACATATCTTCAATTAAAGAAAGCTTAGAAGCAATTGATTGTAGTAGTATAGAAGAATTTGAAATAAATACATTATACCAAATAAGCGAAGGAGAAATTATTTCAAAAACTAAATATACTCCTAAAGTTGATCCTATAGGAAAAAATGTTGTTGCATCTTCTAAAGATTTACTTATTAATAAGAAAAAACAAGTTTCTTGTAAAATACCAAATATTACAGGAATTGTATATGGTGATGCTAAAGGAGAATATACTAAAGGATTCTGGATGCTTTGTGATATGAATGCAAAATCATCTCATATTCATTGTAAAAAAGAAGATATTGTTGAACCAGGAGAATGGTATTTATCATTAGGTCCAGCAGAAGGAGAGATTTATAGAAATTCTTCAGCTAATTATACAGAATTTGAATCTATTGATGGAGAAAACGGTATTATTTTAACTCCTTTTAGATTCAGAACAACTGAATTTATTCCTAGAAAAGGAAGCTATGGTATATTAATGAAAAAATTAGTATTTATAGGCTCTAAAGAAGTATTAGGAGTTCCTGGAGATATTATGTTCATTAAAGACTATACTTATGGTGATGAAGACTTAACTATTGTTAATGTTAAAACTACTGTTCAAGGAACATGTCTTACAGAACATATAAGAGTTGCAACAGAAAAAGAAATTGAAAATCATCTAAAAAGTGTTAATCAATGTGAAATAAATTTTGTTAGACCATTAGTAGATCCTGAAGTTGAAGATTTTGTTAATGATAAAGAAAAAGACATTAATGATATTAAAAGTCTTTTAGAAAACAATCCAAACGTAGGTTCTAAAGCTGATTATGAAAGAATGTATAGTTATGGTACAATATGTAATATAATTTATGAAATTCAAATCAGAATTGATTCTTTAGAAAAATTAGCTGAAAAGTCTAAATCTAAAGAACTTAAAATGGAACTAGCATTATTAAATGATTATGTAACAGATTTTTATTTTACTAATACTATATATGATATGATTCCTCAAACAGAATTAGATATAGAAAACAAAAAATTAGATGATTTAGAAAAAAATGAAGAAGATTCTGAAGAACTTAAAGACAATTTTTTTAATCATTAAAAAATATATTTTACAAATGATAACAGAAAAGATAGATGTCGAAGGAAAATTGTATGATATAAATAGTACAGATATAACTAAAGATTATTTTACTGGTAAATATTTTCCTACAAAATTTCGTGATGACTTACCAACAGGTATTAAGTTAATAAAAAAACGTAGTAGACCAAGAAAGAATTTTACTTTTTCTGATCCTGATACAATTGATCATTATGATTTTGAAGACAGTAATGTAGACTTTAGAAATCTAAGACCACCTAGTATATTTATATGTTTGTATTCAATATATGAAGGTGAAAAAGTACGTATTTATTTAAAAGAAAGTGTAGAAGAATTTATTAAAAAACATGATTTAGTTAAAGGAATCAATAATCCTGAAGTTTATTATGCTAAAAGAGAATTAAAAATTATGGATACTCCACAACCTTACAGAAAGTTTGATAATACTTATGTAAAAAAAAATTTTAATAGTTTATTACAAACAGAAAAAAATACAGATACTGATGTAATACAATTAAAAAAGAACATTATACAAAAAAATCAACAAATGGGTGTTGAATCTTTAACATATCAAGTATTTGAAGGAAAGAAATACACTTTTGGTGTAGAAATTGAAACTTCTTTAGGAAGACTTGAAGATGTTGATGTAAAAGATTTAAATGTTAAAGCAGTACACGATGGTTCTTTAAGAGGACCTAATGGAGAAGATCCTTTAGGAGGAGAATATGTAACCGGGGTTCTTATAGGTGATTCAGGATTAAATCAAATTTATGAAATCTGTAGAGTTTTACAAGCAAATTGTAAAATTGATCATAGATGTGGTATTCATGTACATATTGGTAATTTAAACTGGAATAAAGAAGATGTTGTATTTTCTTATATTTTAGCTGAATTACTACAGTCTGAAATATTTTCTATGCTTCCTAAATCAAGAAGAAATAATAGCTATTGTAGAAGTTTGACACCACTTGTATTACAAGATTTAAATTATTTAGTAACTTCTCCATCAAATACTGATTATTATAGTAAAATTGATATGATGTATGAAAGGATTTATGCTGAAGTATCTGGTATACCAAGTGTTGCTAAAAATGGTCTTTCTAGAGATATGAATAAACACATTCAACATCCAAAAGGTGCTAAATGTGGTTTTGATAAAAAATCTCAAAGATATTGCTGGTTAAATTATGTTACTTTATTGTTTGATACTAAGGGTATTCCTGATAGTCATACATTAGAATTTCGTCCAATGAGTGCAACTCTTAATTTTAAAAAGATTAGGAATTGGATTAAAATATGTGTTGCTTTTGTTTATTTTGTTGAGAATTTCAAAACTATAATAAAACAAAAGAAATATACACATACTGACGGTAAAATGTATCCTTTAGATTTAGAATTAGTTATTGCTAAATCATATCCTAAAACAGGAGGTGCTTTAATAGATTATATAAGAGAAAGAAAGAAAACTTTCACAACAGCTGATGAATCTGTTGATTATGTAGAAGTTGAAAAAGCAACTAAAAAAACAATAAAGGAGGTAATATGTGTCTTATAGCAATTGCTGGTAAAGGAACAGATAAATATAGTGAAGAATTCTTAAACGGAATTATTAACGGATCTTTAACAAATACTGATGGTATCGGATATGCTTTTAAAAAAAACAGATCTAAAAAGGTTTACATAAGTAAAGGATATGATGATATTAATAAAGTTATATCCTCTTTAAAATCTAAAAAATTAGGTTTAAATGATGAATTGGTAGTTCATTTAAGAATAGGTAATAGAGGAAAAGTAAGTGTAGAAATGTGTCATCCTTTTGTAGTAGCAAAAGATAGCATAGAAATTTTACAAAATAATACATATGTTGATAAACCTATTATGGTACATAATGGTACTTTTACAGCATATAGTAATTATGATGGTTTTTCTGATACATATAAATTTATTAAAGAATTTATGTATCATCCGTCTTTAATAGAAATGTTAAAAACAGATGAAAGGTTTTTTAAAGATTTATTTAGTGTAAAATTATCTACTAATAAATTAGCTTTTTTATTTCCTAATGAAGATACAGATTTAATTAGAGTAGGTTATTTTCAAGAAAATAATGGTTATTATTATTCAAATGATAGTTATAAATCTAAAAAAGTAAATATTGGTGGAGAAGAATGGGATTCTTTAGAAGAATACTATGAAAAAAGATATGCTTCTCCAGAAACAAGTAAAACTATTTTGTCTGATGATGAAGAACAAAATAATATCAATTTAAATAAATTAATTGGTGCAAAAGCTTCTGATAAAGAACAATATGGTAAAGTATCTTATTCTAAACCAAAAGTTATTACTAGAGAAGAAAGTATTGATGATAAACTAAATTGCAAAGTTAGAAATACTTCAAAGTCTACTAATTATTTACCTTTTAGAGAAGCTAATGAAAATGAAATAGCATATGTTAAAAATGCTACAGTAGTATTTAAAGATGAATTAAATACTCCTTACATGGAATATATGGGACTTTTCATACCTTCTGTATTTTCTGAAGAAACACAATTTGAAGCTTTACAAATAAATCCTAATGAATTTAATTTTACTGATTTATATCTTTTAGCAACTAAAGATGATAAAGAATATAATATCAGAAAAGGAGTAAGTTATGTAATTAATTATCTTTCTCCTAATAAAGAATTTTTAATTTTAAATGAAGTTAAAATAAGTACTTTTTCAGGAGAACATAAGTTTATTAATATTCCTTATGTTTATCTTCATCAATTATTCCAAATAAAAATTCAACCTAAAAACAATTTAAAATATTTACAATATTATAAATTAGTTAAGGAAATTCAACCAACAGTAACTTCTTTAAAACATTTAGCAGCTTTTTTAAATTGTAATAAAAATAAAAAAGATACTCATTTGAATTATAAAAATGTAGGTTTAGTTTCTAAAAAAGCTCTTGATTTATTTAAATATATGTGTGCTTATCATCTACACGATGATCATGATAAAGCGATTACACACAAATATATGTTTTAAATAAAGAGGAGGAATTATAAAAATAAAATTAGATGAAAAAAAATTAAAAAGACAACTTGAAATAGTTGATAAATGGTCTAAAAATTCTTATAAAGGGATTATCAAAGCTGTAACAGGTTCGGGTAAAACCTTTATAGGAATATTAGCCATTAGAAAAGTATTATCAAAAAGACCATATGCAGATATTTTAGTTATAGTTCCAACTTTATATTTAAAAGGTCAATGGGAAGAAATTCTCAAAGATTATGGATTGAAAGTTAGAGTTTTAGTTATAAATACTGCTTCAAAAACTAAAATATCTTGTGATTTACTGATTATAGATGAAATACATACTTCTGGTGCAGAGTACTGGTTTAATGTATTTGATACTATTGATTATAAAGCAATTTTAGGACTTACAGCGACCTTAGAAAGATCTGATGGTAGACATAAGTTAATACTAGAAAAAGCTCCTATAATTGATGAAATTACGTTAGAAGAGGCACTTAGAGAAGGTTTTATATCTGATTATAAAATATATAACTTTCCTGTAGAATTAACTGAACAAGAATTAATTAATTATAAAAAAATACAAAGTAATTATTTATATTATGAATATAAACTAGGTGGTAAGTTTACTGCTTGGAATACAGCAAATGAGATTTTAAAAAATCCAGATGCTGTTTCAGAAGATAAAAAATTTGCTTTAATGTTTTTGAGATTAGTTAATCAACGTAAAAATATATTACACAATGCACATAATAAAATTAAGATTACTAAAGAAATATTAGAATTATTTCCTGATAGAAAATCTATTGTGTTTTGTGAGAATATAATTTTTGCTAATCAGTTAGATAATATACTAGGCAATACTTCTGTAATTTATCACAGTAATCTTACAACAAAACAAAAGAAAGAGGCTATTGCTAATTTTAAAGATAATAGAACTAAATCTAAAACAATAATATCCTGTAGAGGATTAGATGCTGGTGTAGATATAACAGGATTAAATCTTGGTATATGTGCTGCTGGTTCATCTAAGACTTTGCAAAGTATTCAAAGATTAGGTCGTTCTATTAGATTAAATAAAGATAATACAATAGCTTATTATTTTAACTTGTATATTAAAGATACACAAGAAGAAAAATGGTTAGACTCAAGATGTTATAATATTCCAAATGTGGAATGGATAACTTCTTTAACAGAAATAATATGAGAATAAACAAAATAGAAAATACTTGTTCTATGGTAGAACTAGGTTCTGTAAATTTTTATGAATTAATGGCTTCACGGTATACAAAAGCTAAATTAATAAATGAAGTATTTAAAGTAAAAGAATCAGCAAGAGTAATTATTTATAATACTAATGCTACTTGGTCTAAAAGATTTGATCTTTGGTGGAAATTTGGTTTTAAAACTAAATACAGTTATAAAGGAAATAATGGGCAAGTTTACGTTATGTTTCTTAAAATTAAATAAATGATTATGTTATTTAATGCAGTAGAAGCTAGAAAGCTTAGTAAAGAATCAAACGAAATTAATTTAGAGTGTGTTTTAACAGAAATTAAAAAAGCAGCTAATACAGGTAAAGTTAATTATCATCTTTCTCAAGAAAAATTTACAGGAGGATTAAAATTAAAATTACACGAATTAGGATTTTACGTTGGTGGTTTATTAACCAATGGTGATTCAAAGACTTATTTAATTTCTTGGGAATAAAAATAAACAAAAATTTGTAAAACAATTAAAAAAATAGTAAATTTGTAAAATATATATTATGATAACATTCGCAGTAATATTAATTATAGCAGCAATCGTTGCTATATTATGGAGATTAGGTAGTACAAAAGAAGTTGATGTATTAATTCCTGAAGAAGGAGAAATTAAACGAATTGTTAAACCAATTGCTCCTGAAAAAGTTTACACTTCTGAATATGTAGAAAAAAGTCTTAGTAGGAAAAAGAAACCTGCTATAGATACTATTGTTGAAGAAGTAACTAAACCTAAAAAAAGAGTAAGAAAAGTAAAAGAAATAAAAGAATAGGAGAAAATGAATGGATAAAAGTGCCAAGATATTGAGTGATATAACAGTATTTCAAAAATATGCGAAATACTTAGAGAGAGAGGAAAGAAGAGAATCTTGGGATGAAATAGTCCAAAGATATATTCAAATGATGATAGTTAAATATCCAACTTTAGAAGAGAAGATATTAAGACTATCATCATTTATATATGATAAGAAAATACTACCCTCTATGAGAGCTCTGCAATTTGCAGGTAAGCCCATAGAAAGAAATCCAAGCAGAATATATAATTGTGCATATCTTCCAATAGATGATTATAGATCATTTAGTGAAGCTATGTTTTTATTACTGGGTGGAACAGGAGTAGGATATTCAGTACAATATAGTCATGTAGATAAACTACCTGAAATAACTAAACCAACTAAATCTAAAAGATATTTAGTAGGAGATAGTATAGAAGGTTGGGCAGATGCAGTAAAAGTATTAATAAAATCATACTTAGGTAAAAGCAATGCTAAACCTGCATTTGATTTTAGAGATATAAGATTAAAAGGTACAAAACTTAAAACTGCTGGAGGTAAAGCTCCAGGTGCAGAACCATTAAAAACTTGTTTATTTCATATTGAAACAATATTAGATAGAAAAGAAAATGGTTCTAAATTAACACCAACAGAATGTCATGATATTATGTGTCATATTGCTAATGCAGTATTGGCAGGAGGTATCAGAAGAGCCGCTATGATAGCTTTATTTTCATTTGATGATGAAAGTATGCTAACTTGTAAAACAGGTAACTGGTGGGAGTTAAATGAGCAAAGAGGAAGAGCTAATAACTCTGCTGTAATTGTTAGGAATAGAATTACAGAAAAAGAATGGTATGATTTATGGAGGAAGATTGAAGCATCGGGTTCAGGCGAACCTGGCGTTTATTTCACTAATGATAGCAATTGGGGTACTAATCCCTGTTGTGAGATTGCTCTCAGACCTTATCAATTCTGTAACCTTTGTGAAGTTAATGTATCTGATATATTATCTCAAGATGATTTAAATGATAGAGTTTATGCTGCTGCTTTCTTTGGAACGCTACAAGCAGGATTTACTGATTTTCATTATTTAAGAGATATATGGAAGAAAACAACTGAAAAGGATGCTTTAATTGGTGTAGGTATGACTGGAATTGCTTCTGGTGAAATACTAAAATACGATTTAAAACAAGCTACAGAAGTAGTAAAAAGAATAAATGAAGAAACAGCTAAAGAAATTGGGATTAATCCTGCTGCAAGAAATACTACCATTAAACCTAGTGGTACTTCTAGTTGTGTATTGGGAACAAGTTCGGGAATTCACGCTTGGCATAATAACTTCTATTTAAGATCTATTAGAATTAATAAGAATGAATCATTATATACTTATTTAAGTATAAATGCTCCTGAATTATTAGAAGATGATTTCTTCAGACCTAATGATCTTGCAATTATAAGAATTCCACAAAAAGCTCCATATAATTCTATTATCAGAACTGAATCTGCTTTAGATTTATTAGAAAGAACTAAGAAATTTAATTTAGAATGGGTTAAAAATGGTCATAGATCTGGTATTAATACAAATAATGTATCAGCTACTATATCTATTAATAAAGATAACTATTATAAAAATCCATTTAATGATTTTGTTTTACCTTATCCTTGCGATAAAGATGATAAATCTAGAACTAAACAAAATGAATGGGAAGTAGTAGGAAATTGGATGTGGGATAATAAACATACCTTTAATGGACTTAGTGTATTACCATATGATAATGGTACTTATATTCAAGCTCCTTTTGAAGATATAACAGAAGAAGAATATAATAAACGAGTCAAAATACTATCAACTATTGATTTAACAAAAGTTATTGAAATAGATGATATAACAGAACATAATCAAGAAGTTGCTTGTTCAGGAGGCAAGTGTGAAATATGAGTTATTTAGATAGATATTTAAATATAAATATATTAAAAGGACAAACTATTATCAAAATAGATAATGGTGATGAAGAGATAATTTTTACAACAAAAGAAGGTAATAAATATAGAATGTATCACGAACAAAATTGTTGTGAAGCTGTATCAGTAGAAGATATTATAGGAGATTTAGATGATTTATTAAATTCTCCTATTATTATGGCTGAAGAAGCTACATCTGATGAAAATCCTGAAGGATATAAAGCAGGTACATATCAAGATAGCTTTACTTGGACTTTCTATAAACTAGCAACTATAAAAGGCTATGTTACTATTAGATGGTATGGTGAATCTAATGGATATTATTCTGAATCCGTTTCTTTTATAAAAACAAATTAATGGATTATAACAATTTAGAATTTATATACTGGAACTAGAGATAGTTCCTTTTTTATTAAAAAAATATGAAACACAGTGATTGTACTACTCATATTAATAATGAAGAAGATGAAGTTTATTTAAGAACTAAACATTTTCCAGTTAATATGAGATTATTTAAAACCTCGCCTATGTATAAAGATATAATATTACAACAATGTAATTATATTAGACATATGTGTTTAACAGAAAAAGAAGGTTATAAAAAACCCCATGGTATGAGTAGTGCTAATGCTGGATTATCTTTTAATATAATAGCATTTATGGAAGCTAGAAATACTCCTAATGAATTTTGTAGAATAATGATTAATCCTGAAATATTACAATTTTCTGGAAACATAGTTGATTGTACTACAAATTGTGGAAGTTTAACTTTAGACAAACCTATTGTTATTCAAAGATATGATACTATAAAAGTCAGATATTATGATGTTACAGGAACTCCTTATGAAGAATTTTTTACTAGAAGTCAAGGTAGTTTAACTATACAACATGAAATAGATCATAATTTAGGAATACTTATATTAGACAAAATAAAAAATTAAAATTATGGCAAATTATTGCAAACATTGTAACGAAGAAGTTCCTAGAAATACCAATCATAGATGTGGTAGTACAGGTAGAACATATAGTTCATCAGATAATAGTTTTTTAATTAGTGCTGCAATTGGTGCTGCTACTGGGAGTGCTCTATTAGGAGGATTTCTAGGAGGAGATATAGTTGGAGGAGTAGTTGGAGATATATTTGAAGGTGGAGGATTATTTGATTAAAAAATATGAATAAACCAATATTTGAGAACGATTTATATATCGTTCATGTTGCTAATGCAACAGCAGGAGGAAGTGTTTTCTCTATATCTGATAAAGAATTTAATAATACTTTTGTAATATTTAATTCACCAACAAGCAATTGTCAAATATCTTCAATAGGAAATTGTGAACATATAATCATGAATAAAAAATTTATTCAAATTATAGAAAGTTTACATGATCAAGGTTACATTTCACATCAATTAATAGTTGATGTACATAATGAATCACATTATATTAAAATATTAGATACTTTTGATAATGTTTTTAAAACTCCTTATACAAGTACTAATGGATCAGAAATGATTATGTATTTATTGAGATTGAGAGATATTGAAGATGAAAATGATGATGAAGATTATTAAAATAAAATTATGAATTTATGGAAATGGCAACCTGGTAGACAGAAAGATACTGTTTACCAGAAATTTCCTATTTGGTACTTTAGAATTGGTAACTTTGGATTTGATGCTTATTTATTAGAATATGCACCAAAAACATTATTGCCTTATCATAAAGATCCAGTAGAAAATGGAAAACATTGGAGATTAAATATTAAATTAAAAGGAGTTGCAACATTTATATGTGATAAATGTATTTATAGAAGTAGATTTATAACTATATTTAGACCTGATTTATACGAACACATGTTATGTGTATATAATAGAACATGTCTTAAACTTTCTTTTGGTTTTGTAAAATTTGAAACACATGCAACAAAGAAGATATAGATTAAAACCTGAATTTGATGAATTTTCTAAACATAGTCAAAATGCATTAAAACAATACATTAGTTATTATGATTATATTGAAATGAATCACATTCAAAGATTTTTTTATGAACAAGTTGGTGCACCTTGTCAAAATCACGATAAAGAACCTGAAGTAGAAATTGTTAAAAAAAGTAGAGTTAATGTAGTAGTAGAACATGAGTAATAAAAAAATTGAAAAAGTAGTAGTTGATAATTCAGATGAAATAAATTATAAAAAGTTAAAAAATTTATTTTTTAATTTATATGAATTAAAAAGTGAAAAAAATATGTTTGATATTGATGATATTGTAATAGATATTGAAATAAAAGAATATATTGATACTTTAAATAATAGAATTAAAGAATTGGAAAACAAAATAAAAACTATATTAACGACATGGCAATAATAACAACAGCATTAGGAAAAGAGGGGAAAGGAGAACTTGAATTTAATAGTAATACTAGTAAATATGATTATAGAATTGTTTATATACAAAGTTCTAAAATCAATGTAACTGGAAAATGGGGTTTATATATTAAAGGTAAAACAGAATCTGGAGATGGTTCTTTGTATATTATGGCAGATTTTAATCCTACATCTAATTGTCAATTAGCTTTAATAGGTTCTGCATTTAGACTTTTTGAATTTAAACTTGAAAGTATATTGGAAGTTATAAAAGATTTTGCTATATTAATGAATAAAAATATTATAATGGTTGATGTAAATAAAAATATTGCAAATCAATTTGTAACTACATTTAGAGATCATATAATGTTAAATTCTCCATATAATAGTACTAATGGTAGTAATATGAATATTATATTAATAAATGTTCAACACCTATTAAAATGAGTTCTTTAAAAAAAGTAGAGTTAGATGAAATTGAACTTTACTTAAGAGTATTAGAAGATAAACCAGAAAAAATAAAAAATAAAACTTGTTTAGAAATTGCTAATATTATTCAAAAAGAATTTGGAGTATATTGTAGTGAGAAACAAATTTTTTTATTATATGAACCTACTATTGATGATAATATATTAGACAGTGAAATTTTTTATAAACAAGTATTAAGATTATGAGTCATACAGGATCAAAATGTAGAAAGTGTAAAGGTACAGGAAGTTTATTAAACAATACTTGTGATTTATGTGAAGGTAGTGGTATAAAACTACAAAGTAAAATAGAAGAGGATTATAAAAATCGTGCTGAAATGTCTGGAGAAATTATATTTTCAGATGAAGAAAACTATATTGATTTAGAATAACTATTTTATAACATCATCTCTAAAACAAAGCTGATGGAGAGTTTCTATAAATTATAGAAAAAATGTTAAAAAATGATAGTTGAAATTGATACAGAAAAACTTAAAAAGCATGGATTAGATTTTAATCAGTTTATGTTTTGTCAATTTATTTATCAACAAGCACAACCTGATTTAAGTAAATATAGAAGTGTATTTGGAGAATTTACAGATAGGGATTCACTAGATATGATAAGATCTTTAGGTTACTTAGATTTAAAAAAAGAGGAAGATGACTATAGGTTTAGCAATATGTTTGTTACAGATTTATTTGTAGAAGACTTTATTGAGAAACCTATAGCATCTAAATTAGTTAGCAATAAGCTTTCAGACTGGTTTGATGATTGGTTTAACTTATTTCCACAAGGAGTAAAATCTGGTGGTTATTTAGTTAAATCAGACAAAGCAGGATGTCTTAAAAAAATGGAAAAGTTTGTAAAACTTTATCCAGAATACAATAAAGACATAATTATAAGAGCAACTAAAGATTATATTAATTATATGAGAATGAAACAATTCCAGTATATGCAGTTAGCTCATTATTTCATATTAAAAAATGATGTATCTACATTAGCATCTTGTTGTGAAGATGTTAAGAATAAATTAGATACTAACGAAATAGAAGATTTAGATGTAGATTATACAATTGATAAGTTTACCAAAAAGCTTAATTAAGACTTAAGAGGAGATTGATGATAGAAGAAAGAGATAAAATAAGTTTATTTAGTAAAATAAAGAAAAAGATAAAAGAAAACAAGCAAGTAAGATTGCAAGGAGGGTATAATTCTATACCTTGGAAAAATTTACCTGGATTATCTTCTGTAATTCCAGGTATACAAAAGAGTCGTTATTATTTAGTAACAGCTAACTCAAAAGTTGGTAAAACCCAACTAGCTGATTATTTATTTGTATATGAACCTTATGAGTTTATTACAAAATATCAACCTAAAAATATCAAATTAAAAATATTTTATTTTTCATTAGAAATGTCTAAAGAAAGAAAGTTATTATCTATACTTTCATATAAAATATTTAAAGATAAAGGTATTATAGTAAGTCCAGAAGATTTATTTTCAACATTTGAAAAAAGAATTTTGGATGATAAAGTAGAAACTTTATTAGATGAATACGATTCTTACTTTAAAGAATTAGAAAAAACTGTTACAATAATAGATAATATTCGGAATCCTTATGGAATCTATAAGTATATGAGAGCCTATGCTGAAGAAAACGGGCACTATACTAAAAAGAATATAAAATTTATTAATGATAATGGTACTTCTGAAACTAAAGAAGTAAATGATACATACATTCCAAATGATCCGGATGAATATGTATTGGTTATAACAGATCATATAAGCCTATTATTGCCAGAGAAAGGTCAAACTTTACATGAAGCAATGAGCAAATTTAGTTCAGACTACTGCTTACATATGAGAGATAAATGGTTCTATACCATTGTAAATATACAGCAACAAGCAGCAGCACAAGAAAAACAACAATATACAAATACAGGAGATAGTATCTTAGAGAAACTTAAACCATCAGCAGACGGATTAGGAGATAATAAACTTGTAGGTAGAGATGTTGATGTTATGATTGGACTGTTTGATCCAGCTAGATATAAAATAAAATCACATGAAGGTTATAACATAGAAAAATTAGGAGATCATTATAGAGAATTATTAGTACTAATAAATAGGAATGGATCAGGGTTTTGTTCAGACCACCTACTATTTCACGGAGCTGTTAATTACTTTAAAGAATTACCTGGAAAAATGACAGAAGATCATTATACAGAAATAAAAAAACAATTTAATTTATAAGAGGAGGAAAAGTGCAGGAAGATGTAATGCAAAAATTAATGAGTTTACCTACAAGTAGAGTAGCTTCAAGTAGAGTAAACCCAAAACGATTAGTAATTTATAGTAAACCTAAAACAGGTAAAACTACTGCATTTGCAGGATTAGAAAACAATCTTTTAATTGATTTAGAAGAAGGTTCTGATTATGTAGATGCTATGAAGATTAAAGCTTCTAGTTTATCTGAATTAAGAAAAATAGGTGATGCTATTAAAGAGGCTGGTTATCCTTATAATGTTATTACTATTGATACAGTAACAGCGTTAGAAGATATGATAATGCCGTTAGCAATTAAAAAATATAAATCTACTTCAATGGGTAAAAACTTTGAAGGAGATAATGTATTAACCTTAGCAAATGGTGCAGGATATTTATATGTAAGAGAGGCTTTTTTTGATGTATTAGATTACATTGATACATTAGCACCTCATATTATATTATCTGGTCACATAAAGGATAAACAAGTAGATGATAAGGGTGAAATGGTAATGGCAGCTAATATTGATTTAACTGGAAAGATTAAGTCTTTAATTTGTGCAAGTGCTGATGCAATTGGTTATATGTATAGAAAAGGTAATCAAACCTTTATATCATTTAAATCAAATGATGAAGTAACTTGTGGTGCTAGACCAGAACATTTAAGAAATCAAGAAATAGTACTTCTTGAAAGTGATCCTGAAACAGGTGTTATTACCTATAATTGGGATAAAATATATAAATAATGAAAATAGAATCAGCAGAAACTATACTTGAGAACGAATATCAAATTCAAAAAGATTGGAGTAAAGTACCCGTAGAAGCTATGAAAAAATATGCAGCTCAATTTATTGATTTAGCTGCTGAAGAAGTAATTAAATTTACTGATATAATGAATGAGCCTCACATTGAAAAAGAGGTAATTTTAAACATAAAAAAACAAATAAAATAGAGAAAGAGATGAATTTAAATTTTGATGAAATAGAAAGTGCAAATGGTGAAGTAAGAGAATCAACCTTTAAAAGTGTGAAACCAGGTTTAAATACCTTAATGATCAGTGCAGTAGAGCCGTCAGTGGCAGCAACAGGAAATGCAGGAGTAGTAGTTACATTTGAATCTAAAGAAGCAGAAGCTTCTTTTAATCATAGGTTTCCTTTACAACCTAAAGCATTACCTAAATTACAATATCTTGTAGAGAAATTTACAGGAGTAAAAATGACAGGAAGTTTTGCTGGTGAAGGAATAGAATTAGCTCAAAGTGTAGCTAATGCATTATCAGGAAAATTAATTGGAAAGTCTAAAACAGTAGTTGTAGACGGTGAAAAAATAACAAAAGATAAAGATGGTAAAGTATATGTGAATGTATATCCAACTTTAAGATTTGCTGGATATGTAGATCCTGAAGGAAAAGCAGTAGAGCCAATTATTAAAGATCTTACAGATTCACAACCAACATCTAAAGCAGTTAATGTATCTGTTGAAGATGATGATTTACCATTTTAATAAATAGATAATAACAGTAGAGGAGAAATCCTCTACTTTTTAATATAGTGAAGGAGATTATGTGATAGATTTTGATAAGAAACCATTAAGAATTAGTGATATACTAAATAAAGTAAATGAAAAAGAT